AGGAGGGAAAAAGTCGGGTGGTAGTTCGTTAACGATTCTGGAGAATTCGTCACCGTAAGAACCGACAGCACCTCGAGTCATCTTTGAGCTGACTTCGTAAGGAATGAAAGCGTACGCTTCTTTGCCGGTCACTGGATCAACAAAACGTCCGCCATCTGCACCGTTACGAATAATTTCTTCTAGCTCCGGGTGGCCTTTGGTGTACTTGCGGAAACGTTGGCCGACATACGCTTCGATGTGTTGACGTAACGCCCCTTCAATCAGGTTCCCTTGAGGGTCGAAGAATTTTGGCCGGAAAGACGTTGGTTCGCCAGTAACAGGAACTGGCTGGCCTTGCGGGTCGACCTCAACCCATTTGCTGCTAGTGAGGCGGTATTCCAAGTCGCGTAAAGCTTGAACGACTTCTTTGTCGCCTGCTTTGGCGCGTGCGATGATTTCGTCTACGCCAAATTCTGCGTAAATCCTTGTCAAACGGTCATTCGCCATCAAATAAATCGTGTCTTGGAATGCTTTTAAGAATTCTGGGTCACCAGGAACGCGTGTTGCCCATGCGTTTGCCTGCCAAGACATGACTGACCGTTTGGAAGCCGCAATTTCGCCTGCGATGACGGCGTTAGTGCCTTCAATAAATTCGGTGTACGCGTCGTCAAGGTAGCGTATGTCTGCGTTTCTCCACAGGTCGCCTTCAAGCGTCCCCAAGTAACGTCCCATTTTTTGGTTTGTTACAGCAGCTGTGATTGTTTCAAACGGGTGTTGTACGCCTCCACGGATACCGGGAGCGAACGATTGGCGAGCCATACTTTCGACAAGCGCACGGTTAATATACGCTTGGGACATCAGCACTAGTCGTTTGAACACAGAGTTCTGCAAGAAGTCGACAATTGCTAATCCTGAACGAAGTTTGCCTCCGTTGAAAAAAGCGTTCCAGCTTTCTTCGAGATCCATTATTTCTTCAGCTGTCAAGTTTTTAGTGCGAGCTGATTGAAGGCGACGGCGAGCCGACCGTGTGATCGACCCTGCTTCAAACAGCCAGCGGTACGGTGAGGTTGCGCGAATAATTTCGTCCGGCATTGGCATGTGCAGGTTGTGACGCAAATGCTCCGAATCATAAAACGCCATACCAAAGTTGTCGGGCGGGGTCACTAACGCCCAACGACCATCTTCTGCTTGAGCCAAAATTTGTTTGGTCATCAACCCGTGCAGGTCTCGTGCGCCTTGAACTGTGATGTCACCAAACCTGTTGACCATTGTCAACGTTTCTTCAAAAGACTCAAACGTTTCTTTAACCATCCGCCCCGGCAAGCCCATTGAAACAAACGCTTCTACGAACACGTCTTTTAGCGCGCCCAACGTTCCGTAAGTGTCGCCGGGATCTGATGTCAATGAGCGCATGACCCGGTTCATCAAACTTTTACGACCAAGCTTGGTTACGTTGCCAGCTGCATCTAACGTGTCCTCAAGAGGGATTTTCGAGATAATCAGCCAGTCTTCAATGTCTTTTGCTGTACGAGTTTTTTCAATGTCGTTTGCGAGGCCGACAGCTAGTTCTGTTCCAGGTCGGCGTGCTGTGCCGCGTTCCAAACCAACTGCTCGAGAAACAGGGTTGCGAAGCAAGTTTTGTTTAACACTTGACCAGCGTGACCAGTTAATGTCTTGGGTGTTGCGTAGACCGTCAGCAAAACCCATTTCTTCTTGCAGAACGCGCAACGTGCTTTCTTCGTCAACTGCTTCATCAACAAGACGTTTCGCTGTCGTGATGTCTGCTCCCGGCACAATGCGACGCATGTCAGAGTAGTTGTCTGTTTCTTGAATTGTTTGCCGGAACGTTCTACCCGGACGCGAGTTAAGCCATCCTTCTACACGGTTACGGTTAATGTAGGGGCTGCCAAAGTTCCGTAATCCGTTCATGCCGCGATAGAGAACACGGTTGGTTCGGCTCATGTCTGCGCCTGTACCAACTTTTTCTGCTATACGGCCAGCAGTGCCACCAACAACTTTTGCGCCGGGAATTGACGGGACAGCAACTTGGTATCCGAAGTCAAGTGCGCCGGAAATGAGGTGCCATTCTCTTGAGCCTGGGTCAGCACCTACTGCGTTTGCGAAACCACGACCGTACGAAAAACCTTTTAGCTGTGTCCCGGTACGTTGTTTAGGTACAACAACGAACTGTTGTTTGGTGCTATCCCAAATGGTGTGTTCAGGAACTTCAACACGTTCTAGGAAACCGCCACGGTAACGAATTGCTTGAGCGTCTTGTTCTTGTCGTGCTTCTCCGCTAAGAAAAAAGCCTTCGCCCATGTCTTTGCCGGAAAACCATTGGCCGAGGTCTGTTGAAGCGAACCAGCCGTCAAAAATACCTGTTTGTGGTTTGACATAATTAGGCGAGCCTGCTCGTGGGTCGCCACCAGTTTTATATTCTGTAGCTGCCGCATAAGCACGCGCCAACAGGTTGTTCCCAATATCAGGTAAAAACTGCAAAGCGGCTAGACCGAATCGTGAACCTGCTTTAATTTTGTCGTACACAGGACCCTGAACATTCCGTTCCCACCAGTTTTGGCTTTGATTTGCTTGTTCTTCAGCCATCAACTCTTGAGCAAGAATCTGTTCTTCCTCAGCTTGAGCCATCAGAACCATGTTGGCGGCATCGTCAATGTTCCAATAGCCCTCAGCGGTAGCTCGAGCAACATCGGCCAACAACTTTGGATCAACGTTGGGAGCGACCATCAACAAATCGTCCAACGCTAAACCCATCGGTTCAGAAACAACTGCACGGTTTTGCTGAAACTGATTACTAGCGTCAACCAGCTCCAACAAAAGCTGTTGTTCTTCTTCAGGTGTCAGATCGTGAAGATCGCTCATAGCTGGTAACCGATAATCCGCTGAATAGCAAGACGCAAACGGTCACTCGGATAAATGTCGTACAACGCAAGCATCTGATCAGTCAACGTCATGTCAGGAATCATTTTTGCTGGCATACCGGCCTGCATTGGTCGTGCGCCAGGACCGAACGGCGCGCCAGCAGTAATCACCTCATTAGGGCGTTGCGAAGGACCAGTCAAACCGCCCGACTGTGCAATTCGAGGCTGTACCTCTGTAGGTGGACGGCCGGGACGAACCATCTGCTGCGAACGTTCCTGTGCAGCTCCTTGACCGTAAGTTTGGCCGGTGTAACGAGCTGTGGACGTGGCAGGGTTCTGCAAATCGGTGCGATTAGAGTAATCAGCCATTTCAGCCTCCTAGCTGTGCGAGAAGAGCTTCGATACCGCCACCACCGCCGCCGGGAGGAGCCATCGGTGCTTCAGCTCCCATCCCTGGCATTGCTAAACCGGGCATGCCAGCTGGGGAACCGGGTGGCACCTCTTGCGCTTGACGTTCACGGGCTTCCTCATCAACTTCGTTAACAGCATCAAACAAAGACTTCTTTTCCAGCATGACTTTCTTGACAAGTGCCGCAAGATCTGCTGGCTGGTACGGTCCGTCAGGGTTAGCGGCCTGCTGCTGGATAGATGCCAGCAACGCAGCTTCAACACCCTCAGCGGTAATGCGGTCATGCTCGAGTTCTGGGTCGCCGATCATCGGGTCGGCTTCACGAGCAGATTCTTTTGACATCATGCCAGTACCCATGCGCTGACCCAAACCGATAATCAGGTTGTTTACATCGGAACCAGATGCCGAGTATGAAACGTAGTGGAAGTCGGTTTCCCAAATTTTGTTCGGCGTGTAGTCAACTTTGCCGGACTGTGCGCGTCCCGGCATAAAGAACGATTTGGGTTGCGAACCGAAATACGCTTTCTCGATTGCGATAGCAACCTTGTCTTCTTCCAACAGCGAGGATGCGAACAGGTCTTGTGCTTCCTGTACCCGATAGTCCACAACAGCGGACAGCACGTTCTCGCCGCGCCGGCCGGTACGAATGTTTGTGCCGGACTCGCCACCGAACTCTGCTGGGATAGCACCTTCCAAACGTTCCTGCCGTTCAATGCGATCAAGAGCGATATCGGTTTTGTAACCAGGGTTAACCTGTTGCAGCTGGAGATCGCCGCCCTTAACGATTCCTAGCTCGCCACGCTTACCGTCAGCCAACGCAATGATCTCAGGGTTCTCGCCGGGTCGGGCAACCAGATACTCGTCTGGGAAAATGCCTCGCTCAATAGCGATCTCTGTCAACGCTTGCAGACGTGCGCGTGTGTAGAACATTCCGAGCATGTCATCAAACTGGCCTCGTGGCGTGTCAAGCGTAATTCGTTGCGGAATGATTACAAGTGGGGTGTTTGCCCGGTTAGGGATGCGCTCCAGTTCAAGCACTTCCATACCTGCACGTTCAGAATGATGCAAGTTAGGATCGTCTTCTGCGCCCAACACGCCAATAACGATCTCGTTCTCGCACACATACTCGAGCAACGTGAACTGGGTGTCAGGTTCTGGGCGGCCAACACGCAGCCGGCCATCAACCTGAGGACCGTACATCTGGATTAGCCATGAGTACGGCTTACGATAAGTGAAGATGACGTTTTCTGGGACAGGGTTGTCCGGGTCTTCACATGGTGCGGCGTAAGTGTCAAGCGGGTTCCGCAAATGCCACTTCGGTGCGTTCGTACGGAAACACGGTTTCACCACAACAGGTGACATCGAGTAGCCAAGCAGATGCCTGGCACGTCGACGCAGCTTCATGTTCATGCGGTTCTGATCCCACATCGACAACATTGCTTTGTGGCGCAACGAAGCCAAGTCCTTTGAGCGTTCCGAGCCTTCCTTCATTGGAGGGAAATACGGGTTCGGCATTGTGGACGCGACACGCATCGACATCTGGTCAAGGCCGACAGACAGCAAGTTGGCGACAGAAGCTTTAGCGTTCTTGTCTAGCTCGTTCAACGGAACAATAATGTCGCCTTTAGCAAGTTCCCGTACTTTCAACATTTGGTCGTGGACTGGACCCAACAACCGACGGCGATGATTGTACATCGCTACAATTTCTTCGATAGTCCTCACGCGCACTCCAAAATAGTCGACAGTCTTACGCTAAGGATACCACTAACCGCAGCAGTGATGTTTTAATCCGCCGTCACGCGTCAAGCAAAAAAGAGGGTCGCCACATACGGGGCGGCAATTTTGGTTGCGTCAACTTTGGGGCGTGCAGCAACATAAACCACAACGCCATCGCCAAGTCAGTCCCCTTCTTCTTGTCACGAGTCCACGTTTCCAGCTCTTGCACCAACGCCAACGTTTTCCAATTGCCTGACATTGACGGCAAACGCAACGACCCTGCACGAACAACCGGAGGAATCAATGCTTCCAAACCAAAGTTTTCATCAAGTTTGTTGCGGGACGTGGTGTGCGGAATCACCAAAACTTGTCGTAACGCCTGCCAACGTCGAACAAAATCGTGTGCCAACAAAAACCGTTGAGCTGCGTTAATTTCAACAACAATATGAGACACCGGGTATCCCAAGTCTTCTGCCCGGTCAAGCCATTCGTCAAGAATTCCGGTATATCGGCCAGTGGACATATCGTAACCGAGCAGGTCTTCGGCTGTAAGTTTGGTGCGTTCGATATCGACAACGTGATACAAATCGAGATCGGGCTGGTAGATGGTCCAAATAACCCCCCAAAAGTTTGCTGGTGAAGGGTCAACCGAAATGATTGACACCCACGGCGGTTTCAATCCACGAGTAATGTTTCCTGGGAAACGGTCACGGTCGATGCAGCCGGGGTATTCCACGCCGTCTGATGCGATGCCACCAATGATTTGTGGGCGTTCAACAAGCTGGTAATCCAGATCGATGTCTTCTTGCTGGTAGACAACCCGAAATTTTTGTGGTTGGTTGTATCGAACGAACGAAAGGTCTTTCCACGGCAAACGAACAGGGTCAAGCAACGGTCCTTCCGGCCATGCCGGTGAATCTTTGCGTCGTGACTGTTTGCCGGTGTCCAGCTCTTCGTAATATGCTTTGTAAACAAGGTGATGGTACTTTGGTATCCGTACCGGGTCAGCTAACGCATCTTCAACAGTTGCGTCTTCACCGTCATCTTCTTCAACGTCGTCGTAGGTGACTTTATCTAAACAATGTTTGTACAGGTCGCCGGGTCCGAGCCGCTGGCCGATCACGTTAACTAGCCCACCGGGGTCGCAACGTGCTTCTGCCATCGAATCCCAACGTTCAAGCAGCCGGTCACGGGCAACAGATTCCTTAGCGTTCTCTGGTGAAGCAACGTCGTCAAACAAACATAGGTCGGCACGGTGACCAATGAACTCCGAATCGATACCGTACGCAGAAACTGTCGGTTCTTTGTTGTCCAAACCGCCAGGAATGTACTGTTCAACAACGAATTCTTCAGCTCGCCACAACGAACCGGAAGCCAACGGCTTAAAACGGCCATAATCTTGCGCTAAACAGCCTTCCGCATCGATTGCTAGACCTTTTTTGACCTGTTCAGGGTCAACAATTAACGCTGTTGGACGTTCTAATGTTTCTCGGATACGCCGAGAATACATTTTGGCAAGAGTTTGCGAGATCGAGCCGATAAGGACTCGGATCGCACGGTTCCTTACGATACACCAGACTGCTACGTCGTGAAAAAGCGTAGATTTTCCGGCACCCGGAGGGCAATTGAGAACCAAAAATTCTTTTTCTTCGGACTCGAGGTGCTGAACAATTTTGTATGCTGCGTCAACCTGCCACGGTGACGGCACACGACCAAGATAAACACGTCGAAAGTAGTCAAAGTCGTCCCAGCCACGCTTAGCACGTTCCGAAAGACGCTCATAAGGGATAACTGGAGGAAGATCGCCAGCTTCGTCAATCATTGCACGCAGCTCACGTTTCTCTCTACCAGAATTAGCGTTAGCTTTTTTTACCCCAAGGTCAGCTGCGGCTTGGTCAGCTTCAATTTTGCGGCGATTCGCATCCCACTTCTGACCAGTGTTGTAATGGATGCCAGCAATTTTGCATGACTCCTTAATCGAGATGCCTGCCGCACGCGCCTGCCAAAATCTGGCTTTGTCCTCAGAAGGTATGTTGCGTCTACCTGAACGATCAGTCCCTGACATTCACACCATCATACACGGGGAGCGGAGCCGGGAGGAAGGGGATACTCCCAGCCCGCTCAACCCGCATACTGTGGTGTAACACGAATATATCACGCGAATGGTGATAGAGTGCAACTCGAAGGAAGAAAGGGAACATTATGAGTGCAGAAGCTGTCGGCTTCGTGTACAGGTACTCGCCGTACACCGGAGCAACATTCGCCATCCACTTGGCAATAGCAGACACCGTATCCGACCAATTCGACAACCAATTTTGGATGTCCACAAACAACTTGGCGACAAAAACCCGCACAACAAGAAGAACCGTACAAAAAGCCATCGACCAACTCTGCGACGACTTCTTCATCGCAAAAACCCGGTCAGCAACCCAACACCACCCAGCAACCTACAAATTTTTGATGCCGGCTGTGGATATCGTCTACAAAACAGGCTCAGGGGCGCAATCTGTGCATCCAGAGGCGCAATCCACGACATCCAGGGGTGCAACCAGTACGCCCAAACCCAATAGAACCCAAAAACCCAAACACTCTTGCTCACCTGACGGTGAAGCGTTCGAACAATGGTGGCAGCTCTACCCAAAAAAACTGAACAAAGAGAACGCACGCAAAGCCTGGAAAGCCCACACCAAAAAAACGAAACCAGAACACATCATCGAAGCCACCCGCAAACAACTCGCCACCCCAAACACCGCACTCAGCACAGAACCCCAATACATCCCCTACCCAGCCTCTTGGCTAAACTCCGGTGGCTACAACAACGAATACGAAACCAGCAACGAAACACCCCGCCCATACGACCAACCAGCACGCCCACAATGCCCAGCATGCGACTCCACCGGCTGGATCAGCTTCGAAGACGACAAAGGTCGCTACTACGCCACCCAATGCGAGGAATGCCAATGAACGAAAACGAACCCGAAACTAAAACCGGCTACGTCCCAGAAACAGACGGAACCCTCACCTTCGAATACGAAAACGGTCAACCAGTAAAAATGACTTACATCGACAAAACAGGCATCTGCACCTCAAACGCAAAAGACCTAGACCCAACAAACAACCCAGACGCAGCAATCGAAGCACTCAAATCACTTTTCTGGATCATCGACCGCATCGAAGGAGAATCTGATACAATCTAACCACCGGGCCACGCAGCCCGCTCAGGTCGTACCCTCGTAGCACAGGGCGGGACGCAACCCACGGAAACGTGGTCGATCTCTCATGCGTAAACGACGATCCCATAGGAACTCTCGCTAAGGCACGAAAACGAGAGAGGCTCGAACCGGCAACGGCGAAAACAAAACACCAAACGTGAAGCTCCACGACAACGAGCGGGAATCCAGAACAGCGGCACCTGGATGGGGGACAAAAACACCCACGTCACAAA